TGATATGAAAACTAAAGCCCAAAAGAAGATCAGCAAAGTGATGACTGAGTTTGGTAAGGGCAAGTTGACTACCAATAAAAAGGTCGTTACTAATCCAAAACAGGCTGTGGCTATTGCTTTATCCGAAGCAGGTATGTCTAAACCAAAGGGTAAGAAATGAAACAAGGTCTATACGCTAACATCAATGCCAAACAAGAACGCATCAAAGCGGGTTCTAAGGAAAAGATGCGTAAGGTTGGTTCTAAAGGCGCTCCTACTGAGGCGGCATTTAAGGCTGCGGCTAAGACCGCAAAGAAGAAATGAAATCTCCTGTTTGGCAAACAAAAGAAGGAAAAAACCCCAAGGGGGGCTTGAATGCCAAAGGAAGAGCATCGTATAATGCAGAAACAGGTGGCAATTTAAAACCACCAGTTAAGTCGGGAGATAACCCTCGTAGGGCATCCTTTTTAGCACGAATGGGCAATATGCCTGGCGCTGAGATGAAAGATGGAAAGCCTACCCGACTTTTACTTTCTCTTAGAGCTTGGGGCGCAACGTCCAAGGAAGACGCTAAAGCTAAGGCTAAAGCGATCTCTAAGAGGAATATGAAGTGAGACCAGTATCTGTCGGACTTAACCCAACAGCGAATACGCTGACAACTGTTTATACAGTTCCTACGGGTTATTACGCCAAGTTTACTGTGATGTACATTCACAATACTGGTGGTTCGACTAAGCACATTACTGTTCAATGGTATGACGCAAGTGCTGCAACCACCTTGGATATTCTTACTAACTACGACTTGACTTCAAAGCAATACCTTCAGTTTGATGGCAATGCTTATATCGTTTTAGAAGAAGGCGATAGAATTCAAATTACTACTCAAAGTGCAAGTACATTCAGTTTTATTGCCACATTTGAAGTATCAGGAGCGCAACGAACATGACCTACTTAGAACTTGTTAACGATGTGTTAGTTCGCTTGCGTGAAAGCACAGTATCTACTGTTGGCGAAACAACCTATTCTTCTTTGATTGGCAAGTTTGTCAATGATGCCAAGCGTCAGATTGAAGATTCCTATAATTGGAATGTCTTAGGACAAACGATTACAGTTACTACTGCTTCTGGTACAAGTTCTTATGCTTTGACAGGTGCGGGTCAGAAGTTTCGTATCAATGACGCTATTAACACTACCAGTGTTATTACCCTAGACAACATTGCTGTTGCGGATATGAACCGCAAGCTCAACTTTGGTACACCTTCACAGTCTATTCCTTCAGAGTTTTGCTTTAGTGGTGTAGATGGCAATGGCGATACAAAGATTGATTTGTTCCCAGTTCCTAATGGTGTATATACACTTAAGTTTGATGTAACCATCCCACAGGCTAATCTGTCTTCTGATGGTACTTCAGTCAAGGTTTTGGACTATTTAGTTGCCCAAAGTGCTTATGCCAGAGCTTTGATTGAGCGTGGTGAAGATGGTGGAACTAACTCTAATGAGGCTTATGCTTTGTTTAGAGGAATGCTCTCTGACGCTATTGCGATGGAAAGCACTCGTTATCCTGAAGACAACTTTGTGGCGGTCTAATGGCATCAGCACTCCAAAGTTACAGTCTCTCAGCACCAGGCTTTTATGGCCTGAATACTGAAGATTCGCCCCTTGATTTAGGGTCGGGTTTTGCCTTGGTTGCAACTAATTGCATCTTGGATCAGTATGGTCGTATTGGTGCTAGAAAAGGTTGGTCAAGGGTTAACTCTTCTTCTGGCAATCTAGGTGCTAACGATGTTGGCGTGATCCATGAGTTAGTCCAAAACGATGGAACTTTGACTGTTCTGTTTGCTGGCAACAACAAAATATTTAAACTTGGCACTTCTAATGCGGTAACTGAGTTGACCTATGGCGGTGGTGGTTCTGCTCCTACTATTACTGCAAGTAATTGGCAATGTGCATCTTTAAATGGCATTGCATACTTCTTCCAAACTGGTCACGATCCACTCATTTATGACCCTGCCGTAAGTACTACTACCTATCGCAGAGTTTCTGAGAAGTCTGGTTATGTAGCTACAGTTCCCCAAGCCAATATCTGCATCTCTGCTTTTGGTCGTTTGTGGGTTGCTAATACGTCAACTGACAAAGTAACTGTTACCTTCTCTGATCTGATTGCAGGTCATGTGTGGGGTGGTGGTACTTCAGGCTCATTGGATGTATCTCGTGTATGGCCTAATGGTGCAGATGAAGTCATGGGCTTGGCAGCGCACAATGATTTCTTGTTTATCTTTGGTAAGAAGCAGATTCTTGTTTACTCTGGTGCTTCTACCCCCGCATCTCTTGTTCTGAGCGACACAGTAGGCTCTATTGGATGTATCGCTAGAGATACCATTCAAAGTATTGGTACTGACGTTGTTTTCTTGTCAGACTCAGGTGTTCGCTCATTGATGAGAACAATTCAAGAGAAGTCTGCTCCATTGCGAGACCTTTCTAAAAATGTTCGTTTTGATTTGGAATCTTCCTTGTCTGGAGAAACACTAGCAAACGTCAAATCTGTTTATTCAGAGAAGAATGCTTTTTATCTGCTTGTTCTACCCGCTACTTTGCAAGTCTACTGTTTTGATACAAAGCAGAGTCTCCAAGATGGTGCTTCCCGTGTAACCAAGTGGGATAGTATTTCACCAACTGCACTAAGATCGTTGCGTAATGGCGACTTATACATTGGAAAGAACGGCTATATTGGTAAGTATGATGGTTATCTCGATGATGCTTCTACTTATCGATTCCTGTACTACACAAACAATGCTGACTTAGGCAATCCTAACCAGATTTCCATTCTGAAGTCTATTACTGCCGTGGTGATTGGTGGTTCTAACCAGTTCCTCACAATCAAGTGGGCTTTTGACTATTCAGGTGCTTATCAGTCAGAGAACGTCTTTATTCCACCTCAAGGTTATTTTGAGTATGGGGTTGGAGAATATGCGGTTGCAGACTATTCAAGCGGTATCCCAATTAAAGCACTAACAAGCAATGCGTCTAGTGCGGGTAAAATCGTACAAACTGGTTACGAAGCCACTATCAATGGCACTCAGTTGTCAATTCAGAAAATTGAACTTCAAGCCAAAGAAGGCAAGATAGGATAAACCATGTCTAATTATTCAAAATCCACTAACTTTGCAACCAAAGATAATCTCTCGCCTGGCAATCCTCTAAAGATTGTTAAGGGTACTGAGATTGACACAGAGTTTAATAACATTGCTACTGCCATAGCAACAAAGACAGATAACTCCTCTGCCACTATTACTGGTGGTACTATAAATGGTGCGGTTATCGGTGGAACTACTGCCGCAGCAGGTACTTTCACTAACCTTACTGTTAGCACAGCAGCAACGATTGCTTCTGCCGCCATCAGTGCAGGAACAATCAATGGCGTGGTGATTGGTGGTTCATCTCCGCTTGCTATTACTGGCACAAACATCACTGCGAATACAGGATTTAGTGGCCCATTGACAGGTGCAGTGACAGGTAACGTAACGGGTAATTTGACAGGAAATGTCACGGGTAACGTCACAGGTAACGTAACTGGCAATCTAACAGGCAATGTGACTGCGGCTTCTGGCACTTCTACATTCAACAATGTGACCATCTCTGGCGCATTGGACATGGATAGCAGTACATCGGCAACCATTACTGGTTTGGCAAGCCCCACAAACGATTCTGATGCGGCTACCAAGGGTTATGTGGATGCACTAGCCCAAGGTATTGATGCCAAAGCCTCTGTTGTTGCGGCTACCACTGCAAACATTACTTTGTCTGGCGCACAAACCATTGATGGCATCTCGATTGTTGCGGGTGATCGGGTCTTAGTTAAAGACCAATCTACCGCCTCACAGAATGGTATTTACTTATGTGCTTCTGGTTCATGGACTCGCACAACAGATGCTGATACTTATGCTGAGTTGGTAGCGGCTTTTACCTTTGTTGAAAAAGGCACAACTAACGCTGACTCTGGCTTTATCTGCACAATAGATGCAGGTGGAACACTAGGTAGCACATCGATTACATGGGCGCAGTTCTCAGGTGCGGGTCAGATTACTGCGGGTGATGGTCTTACAAAGACAGGTAATACTCTCAATGTAGGAACTGCATCTTCTAGCCGTATTGTTGTCAATTCGGACAACATTGATTTGGCTACTTCTGGCATTTCAGCAGGCACTTATCAATCTGTTACTTTTGATGCTTATGGTCGTGCTACGGCAGGAACGAATCCTACGACGATTGCTGGCTATAACATTACAAATGCTTATACCAAAACTGAAATAGATTCGATCTTTGGTTCGACTACTGCGGCAGCTACTTCCGCTTCTAATGCGGCAACAAGTGCTTCAAACGCTTCAACAAGTGCCTCTAACGCTTCTACAAGTGCAAGCAATGCGGCTACAAGTGAGACCAATGCGGCAGCGTCATACGATGCTTTTGATGACAGATATTTAGGTTCTAAGTCTTCTGCTCCTTCTGTAGACAATGATGGAAATGCTCTCCTAACGGGTGCTTTGTACTGGAATACAACAGTAAGCACTCTTTATGTGTGGACAGGATCGGCTTGGTCACAAGCGGCATTTACCGCAGGTGGTTTCTTAGTTAACACTAATAACCTATCTGATGTATCTAATACTGCTACTGCTCGGACTAATTTAGGTCTTGCTATCGGTACTAACGTACAAGCCTATAACGCTAATACAGCAGTTACCAACTCTGCACAGACCTTTACTGCTACTCAGACTTTCTCAGGCTCATCATCAGCTACTGCTATTGTTTTAAACGATGCAGCAGAGGTAGCTACAGTATCAGCAACTGCGGCTACAGGAACGATTAACTACGACATTACCACTCAGTCAGTCTTGTATTACACAAGTAACGCAAGTGCTAACTGGACAGTTAACTTCAGAGGCTCTAGCGGTACTTCATTGAACACTTTGATGAGTACAGGTCAATCAATGACTGTAGCTTTCTTGGTGACTCAAGGCTCTACTGCTTATTACAACTCTGCTGTGCAAGTTGATGGCACTACATCTGGTGTGACGACACGTTGGTTAGGTGGTGCGCCTACTGCTGGAAATGCTAGTGGTATTGATAGCTATCGTTATTTGATTATCAAGACAGGCAGTGCAACATTCACAGTCTTGGCAAGCAACACACAATTTAAGGCTTAAACCATGCCATTACAAGCAACTTCTGGTGCGGCTAGTTACGATGCCTTTGGTGGTGGTGTGGCTGTTGTTCCTAACTACATTGAGGAAGTTTTTTCTTGCTTTTTATATACAGGCAATGGCTCTACAGGTCAATCAATTGTTAATAACATTGATTTATCAGGTAAAGGTGGGTTGGTTTGGTGTAAGAGTCGCAGTAGTTCAATAAGTCATGGTCTATCTGATACTGTCACAGGACGAACTAAGGCACTTAGAACTAATAACTTTGCAAATCAAGTCACAACAAATGATTCTATAACTTCATTCAATAGTAATGGGTTTTCTCTTGGGACTGACTTAGATACAGGATGGTTTAACACTAACTTAGCTAACTATGTTTCATGGACATTCAGAGAGCAACCAAAGTTCTTTGATATTGTGACTTGGACAGGCAATGCTTCTAATCGCACTATTGCCCACAGCCTTGGCTCTGTACCTGGTTGTATTATTGTGAAGCGTAGAGACGATGACGCTAATTGGCAGGTTTACCATCGTTCATTAGCAAACACAGAATATCTTGTTCTAAACACTACAGACGCTAAAGCAACTGGAACAACAAGATGGAATTCAACAACTGCTACAGACACAGTTTTTTCTATTGGCACTGACGCAACTGTCAATGCTTCTGGTGGCACATACATTGCCTACCTATTCGCCCACAACGCAGGAGGCTTTGGCCTAACTGGTACAGACAATGTGATTTCGTGTGGGTCGTTTACTGCGGATGGTGCGGGTAGTGCAACTGTTAACTTGGGCTATGAACCGCAATGGTTACTGCTTAGAACAGCAGACCAAGGTGACAATTGGAGAATATACGACACGATGCGGGAGTGGACAGCAGATGGAAATTTAAAAAGACTTTTTCCAAATCTATCCAATGCAGAACAAACTACTTCTGAATCTAAATTAACAGCTACGGGATTTTTTGGTGTAGGACAATACAATGCCGATAAAACCTACATCTACATAGCCATTCGCAGAGGCCCGATGAAAGTGCCTACGAGTGGGACTAGTGTTTATCAAGGTGTTGCAAGAACTGGAACATCTGCTAACGCTACAGTTACAGGGGCTGGTTTTGCACCCGACTTAACTGTAATTGCAGGTCAATCAAATAGTAGTGGCAAAACATGGACAGATAAATTAAGAGGCCCAAACAAAGCGTTGCTATCTGCTTACACCAATACAGAACAAACAACTACTGATTGGGTTACAGGTTTCACTAATACTGGATTCACACTTGGTGCGGATGCGGCTGGTGCAGATTATGTAAATAAAAGCCCTAAAACATACATAAATTGGATGTTTGGTCGTGCGCCATCTGTATTTGATGAGGTTTGCTATACAGGGAATGGTGCGGGTAATAACGCTAGAACACACAACCTTGGAGTTGCACCAGAACTTTTAATCATTAAAAATCGTTCAAGTAGTGCCTCTGGTGATTGGTACACATTCCACACATTTACATCTTCTAACTTTAAGAAGCAATTGTTAGACACAACAGATGCACAAACAAATTACACATATGGAAGTTTCTTAGACGCACAGCCAACTAGCACTACATTTACTGTTAACTCGGGTGCGGGCTGTAATGAATCTGGCGTTACTTATGTTTCCTACTTATTCGCCACTTGTGCAGGGGTTTCCAAAGTAGGCTCTTACACAGGTACAGGCACTACAAAGCAAATTGATTGTGGATTTACAGGTGGTGCAAGATTTGTCCTAATCAAGCGCACAGACTCAACTGGCGACTGGTACGTCTGGGATTCAGCACGAGGCATCGTAAGTGGCAATGACCCATACTTGCTTTTGAACACCACAGATCCTGAAGACACATCTACAGACTACATTGACACTTACAGCGCAGGGTTTGAGATTAGTTCAACTGCGCCAGCCGCCATCAATTCAAATGGTGGCTCGTTTATCTTCTTGGCTATCGCATAAGGAAAATCATGCAAATCAGAACACAAACAGGCGCAGTCATGTACGAAGCAGAATTTCGTGCATATCAAAAAGCCAATGGTGGCCCATCATGGGACATAACAACAACTGAAGTCTTAACTGCTTTGGGGGCTGATG